CTTTCTATAATCCAGCACATTGGCCAGACCGTAAAGTTCCAACTACATTGATTGCTCGAAATCTCATGCAGGCACATGTATGGGGATTGAAAACATTCTACTACAGTTTGATCAATAAAGCTGGCAGTAAGCAACAGGCAGAACTAACACCAGAAGTACATTACAACGGATTTCATAATGAAAGAGAGTTGATTGAGGAAGAAGATTGCGAAGCATGTAAATTATGAGCAAACAACAATATAACCTAAACACAAAGACAGACTATCTGAACCGTAAAATGTTTCTTGACCCAGCAGGTCCAGTTACTATCCAACGCTTTGAAGAAGTTAAGTACAAGAAGATTGCAGACTTTGAAGCAACTGCTCGAGGCTTCTTTTGGCAACCAGAAGAGATCAGCCTTACCAAAGATTCAAATGATTTCAAAGATGCCAGTGATTCAGTCAAACATATCTTCACCAGTAACCTACTACGACAAACAGCACTAGACAGTTTGCAAGGTCGTGGTCCGACACAGGTATTCACTCCTGTGTGCAGTCTTCCAGAAGTAGAGGCATTGATGTACAACTGGGGATTCTTTGAAACTAATATTCACAGCAAGTCATACAGTCACATCATTCGTAATATCTACAACGTGCCCAAGGATGTGTTCAACACTATCCACGATACCAAAGAAATTGTAGAAATGGCCAGTTCGGTGGGCAACTACTATGACAAGTTGCATGTTATTAACTGTCGTAAAGAACTAGGTGAAACAATTCCAGAAATGGAATATGTCAAAGCTGTTTGGATGGCACTGCATGCCAGCTATGCATTGGAAGCATTTCGTTTCATGGTATCATTTGCTACATCATTGGCAATGGTTGAGAACAAGATCTTTATTGGCAACGGCAACATCATCAGCCTAATCCTGCAAGACGAATTACTACACAAAGGCTGGACAGCTTACTTGATCAATCAAGTAATCAAAGATGATCCTAGATTCTTGGCAGCTAAAGCAGAATGTGAAGCAGAAGTATATGCATTGTATATGGATGTGATTCGTGAAGAAAAAGATTGGGCCACTTACTTGTTTAAGATGGGACCAGTGATCGGATTGAACGCTAACATTCTACGTGACTTTGTTGACTACACAGCAGTTGGTGCATTAAAAGATATTGGCATTAAGTATCAGGCCAGTGCTCCTAAGTCAACTCCAATTCCTTGGTTCAACAAACACGTCGATACCAGCAAAAAACAAACAGCTCTACAAGAAAGTGAAAGTACTAACTATGTAATCGGAGTCATGGGAGAAAATCTTGACTACGATGCACTTCCAGCTATATAATAAACTATGTACAAAGCACAATTCAAAAGAAGCAATCCATACGAATCTTGGACCACAATAGGACATTATGGCAACGAACAATCTGCCATAGCAGCCGCATTGAGTTATAAAAACAAAGGCATGCTGCTGGTCCGGGTCACAGATAAGAATGGCGGTATTGTGTACACAGGATAATATAGGAAATAGAATGAAAGCAATTGTATGGAGCAAGTATAACTGTCCCTACTGTGATCAAGCCAAGGCTCTGCTCACACAGCGGAACATAGCATATGAAGAACGCAAGATCGGAGACGGCTACACTAGAGAAGATCTTTTAGAATCTGTACCTAATGCACGTACAGTGCCGCAGATTTTCATTAACAATCAATTAGTTGGCGGCTTTACAGAACTTAAAACTTATTTAGAACAAACAGCCGGTGGATTCGGCAAAGGACAAATATGATGTTGATAGACAAAGGTGTTGCAGTAGGAGAAGTGATCACACTGAAGCTCACCAGCGGAGAAGAATTAGTAGCAAAATTAGCGGAAGACCAGGTAATGCATTATAAACTGTCTCATCCCATGGTCATTGCTATGAGTCCAAAAGGACCAGCATTGATGCCCTATCTGTTTACTGTAGATCCCAGCAAAGAAGTAAGAGTGGCCAAAGGCGTAGTAGCTGTGGTAGAAGCCACAGACAAGCAGTTTGCTGATCAATTTATACAACAGACCACTGGGATCGCAATGGCTTAAATAGGTTATGGCAACTACTCCGACCATTACACCGGCCAATGCGGATTCGTCCACAGTTGGCGGCCCCAACCTTGTACCTCATCAACATAATTTCAATTCAATTGTAGGACTGAGATTTGGTACTAACGGCCGTGTAGAGCCAGTGTACGATGCAGCCAACGTTTATGCTAATGGTCAGATCATTGCCTTATACGATGCATCGTCTACTCCGGGTGCATTTACTGCCACTGCGGTACCAAAGGTAACTGTGGTCTCAGCCGTACAGAACGTAGAAGGTGATGACGACAACACTGCCGGTAAAGTAGAAGCCGATAGATTTTTAGCAGAAGGCAGAATCACCACTGAAGAACACAAGACATTAACTACTACTCCTCAGCCAAAAACTGACGGAGTTAAACCTTCTGCAGCCAAAGCAGCACAACCTTTCACCCCCGTCCCTTCTACAATAACCATGGACATGGTATTGACACCCAAAGGCACAACTCTAGCTCAGATGATAAAAAATGTCACCTTTCCTAGAACCATCCCACAGTTAGCAGAACATTCGCCGTTGGTGGCAGGTCCTCAGGCAGTGGTCAACAACCTTGCCGCATTAGCACAGAATATTATAGAACCAATCAAGGCTAAGTATCCAAACACACTAATAACCAATACCTATAGACATGGTGCTTCTATTGGTGGGGGTGCTCACGGCACAGGACAGGCAGCAGATCTACAGTTTCGGGGAGTTCCGGCTCACAGCTATTTTGAAATCGCTAAATGGATTGAACAAAATATACCTTATGATCAACTGCTGTTGGAATATCTGCCAGGCAAGACTGTGTGGATACATATCAGTTTTGCTCTGCCAGGGTTGCCTTATGGTGGTATCAGCACAAGAAAAGCCAAACCACAAAATATATTAGCCACACTGAACGGCGCAGCAGGAGGCAAGTTCACTCCTAATCTGCATTCCGATATCATAGTGGCCTCAGTACCTAACCGCATAGTGGCAGCATAACATGAAAAAATTATTTTGGAACATATTAGGATTCCTTAGTTTGGGAATGGCCTATGTAGGATTGATAACTCCAGGCATACCCTACTCGCCGTTTATTGTGTTCTCGGCCTATTGCTTCAGCAAGGGATCGGAACGCATGCACCGTTGGATCTACAATCACAAGATATTTGGCCCATTCCTTACAAATTGGAATACCAAGCGAGTGTTTCCACAGAAAATGCGCTATTTGATGTTGACAATGATGTCAATAAGCCTTATAATGATGTATGTGAGCGGAGTAAAGCCCGTGGGCATATTGAGCACAGCAGTGTTTATGATGATGGTGGCCATTTGGGCATGGAGATATCCTAATACCCCAGAAGAACACGATCGCCGCAAAGCAGCTGGCGAAAAGATAGGTTGGATTAAATAACAACACACAGACACTAAACATTTTTAACACAAGGAAAAAAGTAAAATGGTAACAGGAAAAGTAAAATGGTTTAACGACGCCAAAGGTTTTGGATTCATTACTCCCGACGATGGTGGCGCAGACTTATTTGCTCACTTCTCACAGATTAATTCGAGTGGCTTCAAGAGCTTGCAAGAAGGACAGACTGTAAGTTTTGAAGTAACTCAAGGTATGAAAGGCGCACAGGCCAGCAATATTCAGCCTGCGTAAGTAAAATGAAAGCGTATCAACTAATTGTAGCAGTTTTAATTGTTACGTTTATGTTGATACATGTTTTCATGTAAGGAATTGTTGTAATCCCTTCAAAGTGAAGGCATTCTGGACGCGGGTTCGACTCCCGCCAGGTCCACCATAAGGAAGTTTAATGAAAATTTTGAAATTTTACGCAGATTGGTGCGGACCATGTAAGATGTTGTCGAAGACAATTGATTCAATCAAGGAAGAAATTCCGTTTGAAGTTGAAGAAGTTGATGCTGATAACAACCCTGACATGGCAAAGAAGTATAACATTCGTGGATTACCTACAATGATTATTGTAGATGGTGATACAGAAGTTAAACGACACACCGGCAACATGACTGCGGATCAAGTCAAAGAGTTTGTTAAAGTTTCTTTATGATGGGCCTGCCATGGTTTCGACAGGGTGAGATAATAGAGACGGCAACACGGTAGGCGATGACCGTAAATCAAGCAAATAAAGTAAAAGCAAACGCTGATACATTTGACTTCAGTGCAATGAGCTTCACTGGTAACACCGTTCGCGGTGCTGCTAATGAAAGCAGATTTGCCCTAGCTGCCTAAAAAACAGCGGTCCGGGGTAGGACATAC